GCAGACGTTCTTGGATCACGTCCTGACTGGTCGTTGGTCGTCCAAGCCTACCAGAAACAAAAGCTAACTGAAGACGATGCCATTAAACAGGCACGTCTGGCACGGATACTCCGGTGGTCTGACTGGGACGATGAGAAGCAACAGCCAATCTTATGGAGTCCAAAGAGATGAACCCTGAGTCATATGAACAGGCACTAAAGCGTATGCATGAAGAAGCAGACGCTGCCGACATGGTCAATAGACCACCACACTACAACCAGTCTGGAATTGAATGCATAGATGCCATAGCAGCAGCAACCGAAGAAGGTTACGAGTACTACCTGCAGGGCAATATCATTAAGTATCTATGGCGTTATCGCTACAAGAATGGCGTCCAGGATCTACAGAAGGCCAGCTGGTATTTAGACCAACTAATTAAGCGATTGGGAGATAATGATGACGCCAAGAGATAATGCTAATGATCACTACGGGATGACTATGCCCATCAGTCAAGAGATTGATATCATGAAGTACCGCCAGTCCGGTGAGGACTTCTACGGTAAAGTTGTCCGTATTGCTAATGGACTGAAAGACACTGACGTACACTTCGAACAGTTTAAAGACATCCTTCGTAACATGAGGTTTCTTCCAGCTGGACGTGTGCAGAATGCCATCGGTGCATCCCGCCAAACAACAGCATATAATTGCTTTGTATCCGGTGTCATCGAAGACAGCATGGAATCAATAATGGCTAAGGCAACTGAGGCTGCAGAGACGATGCGTCGGGGTGGCGGCATCGGATATGACTTCAGTAACCTAAGACCTAAAGGTGACCGGATTGTAAGCCTTGACAGCCTCGCCAGCGGCTCTGTTAGCTTCATGGGCATCTATGACGCTATTTGCCAGACAATCGCGTCCAGCGGTCACCGCAGGGGCGCACAGATGGGTGTGCTGCGGATAGATCATCCGGACATCGAGGATTTCATCTCAGCGAAGCTAAACAGCGACAAGCTGACTGGCTTCAACATATCTGTCGGTGTGACTGACGAGTTCATGGAGCACCTGGACTTAGGTAAGCCATTCCCACTGCGGTTTGAAGGCAAGGTCTACAAGGAAGTTGACCCTGTCGCACTCTGGGATCAGATCATGAGAAACACATGGGACTGGGCTGAACCAGGCGTCCTGTTTCTGGACACCATCAACCGTAAGAACAATCTGTGGTACTGTGAGTCGCTGGAAGCAACCAACCCATGCGGTGAGCAGCCGCTGCCACCATACGGTGCGTGTCTGTTAGGCAGCTTCAACCTAGTGAAGTATGTCGAGGATCACATCAGTGAGCCTGGGATGCGTCGGTTCAACTTCGACAGGTTCAACGATGATATTACTGTCGTTGTCCGTGCAATGGACAATGTGATCGACAGAACCATCTATCCGCTGCCGCAGCAAGAACAGGAAGCCAAGAACAAACGACGCATGGGCTTGGGTGTCACTGGTCTAGCCAATGCAGCTGAGATGCTGGGGTATCCGTATGCGTCTCTTGATTTCCTGGCGTTCACGTCCACAGTCCTGGAAGGACTGCGCGACAAGGCTTACGACACGTCAGCTGACCTGGCTGACGAGAAGGGTGCTTTCCCGCTGTTCAGTAAAGAAGACTACATGCAGTCTGAGTACATCAAACAGCTGCCTGTACACATCCAAGAGAAGATCGCTAAGAACGGCATCAGAAACAGCCATCTGACATCGATAGCACCGACAGGCACTATCAGTCTTACTGCAGACAACGTGTCATCCGGCATAGAGCCGCCATTCAGTATGTACTACGACAGAACCGTCAATAGGTTCGATGGGTCTACTGTGGAGCGTGTGGATGACTATGCGTACAGACAGGGCGTCAGAGGTCTTACAGCCAATGAGATATCAGCTGATGACCACGTCGCTGTGTTGACACTGGTGCAGAAGTACATCGACAGCGCAGTCAGTAAGACATGCAATGTGAGCGATGATGTCACCTTCGACAAGTTCAAGACGCTGTACTGGAAAGCCTGGAAGCACGGAGCTAAAGGCATAACAACCTTCCGCGCTGCAGGTAAGCGGTATGGTGTACTGAACGAAGTCAAGGATGACAGTGTGACTGAGGGTGCTGAGGCGTGCTTCATCGACCCAGAGACGGGGAAGAAGACATGCGAATAAAGAGACAGCAACCAACATCATCATTCACTGAGAACCAGGAGCGGCTTCGGCTGCTCTTGGCAATACCGCAGATCCCGCCCAGGAGTAGGTACTTTAAGACCTGGGCTAGGACAAAGGGTCTGAACCTCAGACTAACCAATAAGTAATACTGAGAGCACACAAACACAAACAGGAGACAGCAATGTATATAGTTCACTACAGATATTCTTACAGCACCGTGGACGAGAATGATTACGAGGCATCACACTTGGCAGAGGGATACAGACAGGCATTTGATTATGATGATGCAGGTCTATTAGTTGGTAAACTAAGGATGGAATACGGAGATGCATTAGAGTACTTTTGCATTGCCCAAGTCATCGAAAGCAGTCTTGACATGCCAAGGCGTACTGAGGGCGCAGCAAATGATAGGCTGCCTCCCTCAGCACTGGCTCTAGTATAAGCTATATGCTGTAGTTTACAAGGGTACTACATGTTGTGTGCTGCACCTGTTGTAAACACAATATAGACGGGTGTACACCTATAGATAACAGTGCGTATTGATGTGTGTCGGTGTGTGCTGTGTGTGTCCGTGTGTTACGGGTGGTGTCTATGTGTTGTCTGAGCACATTGAGTGCCGATTTGTATAAACAATTTACAGCCCCTTCCGGACAATGTTCAGAAATGTCTAATGTCTAGACCTGATTGGCTACCCTACGCCATGCTGATTGACAGTCAGCAATCACAGATGTCGTTAGTTTACAGTGACTTAGCCGTACCGAGGTGCTGATCAGAGTCTCATACCCCAAGATCTGACCCCCGTGGGTCTATTGTCATGTCGATTTCAAAAAGCCAGTAAACCTTCGACTTGTTGTTGTTGTTGTTAGGCTTTTGTTAAAGGAGTCCCAAATGAAGAAACCAAAGGGTCTATATGCCAACATCGCAGCCAAGCGTCGTCGTATAGCTGCTGGATCAGGTGAGAAGATGCGTAAGCCTGGGACTAAGGGTGCACCGTCGGCTAAGGCATTCAAAGCGGCTGCTAAGACAGCCAAGAAGAGGTAACACAGATGGCTTTAGAGTCAGGTTCATATCTAAACAGCTTAGTATCCAGCAACCCCACAGCAACTGATGCACTAGCGCAGGCTGATGACCACCTTCGTCTCATCAAGTCTGTCCTGGTCAATACGTTTCCTAACCTAGCTGGTGCTGTTACTGTAACCAACGGTGAACTTAACATCATCGACGGATCTACTTCAGCTACTTCAGTCACCCTAGTGGACGCTGACACTGTCGTCGTCAACGACGGTGGGACTATGGTTCAAGTGGCACTCAGTGACCTAATCACCTATATCAACGCAGGGATGACGCTAAGAGACGACGTAGTCACCACGGCTTCCCTGGGTGACGCAGTGGTATCCACAGCAAACCTGATCAACGGGTCGGTCACTAACGATAAGATTGCAGCTGGTGCTATATCGTCGTCTAAGATCTCATCCGACGCATCCTTCGCACCTGGGATGTTGATGCCGTATGCTGGATCAGCTGGAGCACCTACAGGCTGGCTACTGTGCTACGGACAAGAAGTATCCAGGGTAACCTATTCACAACTGTTCAATGTGATCGGCAGCATCTACGGTGTCGGGGATAATGCAACCACGTTTAACGTGCCTGACTTGCGTGGACGCACTGTCGCTGGGCAAGACGACATGGGTGGCACGTCAGCTAATAGAATGACAACAAGCGAAGGCGGCATCAACGGTGATACACTAGGTGCTGCGGGTGGTAGCGAGAGTGTTACACTTACTTCAGCGCAGTCAGGCCTAGTCGCACACAGCCACGCTTCATCAACTGTTAAAACACTAAAGTACCAGGCAAACAATTCTTTCGCAGGCGGTACAACAACGCCCAAGACTGGTCTTGTTAAGGAAACAAAAGGTCAAGGTGCTGACCCAGATCAGGGCTCTGTTCATTCACAACTTGCTGATGAGACTGCTTATATAAATGTTTCCACTGAATCAGCCCAGAATGCATCCAGTTCTCACTCAGTGGTGCAACCAAGTCTGGTTCTCAACTACATCATTAAGACATAGGACAAACCCATGGTTATGCTTCCGGTTCGTGACTTAGGTGCAACTGGACTCATAACCGACGTATCACCTTATAACCTGCCGCTGAATGCATACAGTAAGGCGTTTAATGTGCGGTTTGATGAAGGCAAGGTTAAGAGATCATCAGTCTTTCGCACCATAGTTGATAACAGCGGCTTCTTACCCAGGGCTGCGGTCGCTAATACCCCGACCAGTGGTTTTGATACTCTTGTATGTGTTTCTGACGCCTGGTCAATCAAAGAGCTTATCAACGGCACTTACCTGGACAGATCAGGTTCTATCTCTGGATCTACAGACCCAAGGCCGTTCACGAGTACTACCCTGGCTAATATCAGTTACATCAACAGAGAAGACCGTGTTCCTGTCTACCGGACAGCTAATGGCACTAACTACGCTGACCTTCTTAACTGGCCTTCAGCCCACAGATGTAAGTCTCTGAGGGCATACGGTGACTTCTTGGTTGCTTTAAACACAACAGAAACATCAGTCAACTTCCCAACCAGAGTGCGGTTCAGTGACATCGCTCTGGCTAACAATGTTCCATCCAGCTGGGATGACACAGACACAACGAAGTCAGCTGGTTTTAACGACCTGGTGGATCTCAAAGACCCGATCCTGGACGGTTTAGCACTCCAGTCGAACTTCATGATATACACACAGTCAGAAGTGATGCAGATGGAGTTCGTGGGCGGGACGTTTCTGTTTAACTTCCGCAAGCTGTTTAACGATGCTGGTTTAATCAATAGTAACTGCGTCGTCGAAGTCGAGGGCAGACACTACTGTTTTGCTAAGTCAGACATATATGTACACGACGGAACATCCAAAGAGTCCATCTGTGACAACCGCATCCGCGAGTTCATCTTCAAGAACATCAACGCGAAGAACGTAGACCGTTATTTTGTACACCACGACCCAGTGTTGAACGAAGTACACTTCTGTTTTCAGTCAGGTGACCCTGACGCTTACTTCCCGAATGCCGACAGATGTAACAGGTCAGCTGTTTACAACTACAGAAACAACACCTGGTCGATCATGGATCTGCCTAACGTATCTGCGTCAGCTGTCATCAACGTAAACAACGTCAAGACCTACTCTGAGTCAACTTTGATCACCTACGACGGTGTTGGCGGCAGCTATTATGACCAGGAAGACAGCTTTAACAGGCAGTCAGTCATGGTTGGTGAGACGGATACAACAGACGGCATCACGTCATCCAAGGTTTACGGCCTGGATACAGCTGATAATGGCCGGATGACCTTCGAGATTGACAATGAGGCTACAAAACCAGTGCTTCTAGAGCGCATCGGCATGGATATGGACGAGATTAAGGAGCGTTTGTCCGGTTATAAAGTAGTTAATGCTATTTACCCGCAAATGCAGACACAAAACACTGAGTTAACCACCGTGACTTTCGAGTTCGGTGCGTCTGACATCCCTCAGAATACACCGACGTTCAGTGAGACTAGAACTTACGACATTGCAACTGACTACAAGATCGACAGTCGTGTCAGTGGCAGATACCTGAGCTACAGGCTTATCTTCAGCGACAATAAGGACGTTGAGTTTAGCGGTTTTGACTTGGATGTAACAGCAACAGGTAGGCGGTAAGTCATGGCTATCAATAATAAAACAGAATTGACCGTTTTAGACTATTCAAGAAGCCAGCGTCCTGTAGTTAACAACGACATGTCTAAGTATCTGCTAGACGAGCTTCAGCGGCTACAGAATAGCATCAACTCTCTTACAAACGCTGCAATACAGGTTGCAGACCGTGAGCCTGAGAACCCCCAAAAAGGGATGGTTAGGTATAACAAAAGCCCATGGGATGCCCTGGGCAACTCAAGTGAGGGGCTTGTCGTTTACAACGGCACGGCCTGGGTGGCTGTATGAAGACGCCTGTCATTGTTAAAGAAGATTATATACTCTGGTATGAACCAGTCAGTATGGATGATTCTTTACATGTGTTTGTACACTGCGATGTTAAGCGGTGGTCACCACGGATAAAGAGAGCACTCAAAGAGGACTTCGAGACACTTAGATCCCTAACTAAAATGCCTGCCTACGCGCTGCATGACGTTGGTGATACTAAGCATCTAAAGTTCCTTATCATGTTTGGATTTATACACGAGATAGACTTGCCGGAAGCCAAGTCGTTGTTCGTATTGGAGTAGAAAATGGGAATGGAAGCAGCTGCATTACAGGCTTTTGGTTCTATAGCAGGTGGAATGCTAGGAAAGCGTGGAGCAAGTAACAACTCAAACGCTATGAACGAGATGAACCGCTTGAACCGTGAAGGCTTTCAATTAGCCCAGCCGTACATCAAGCGTATGTACGAGGGCGGTGCAGCTGGCTTAGACAACATCCTGGATAAAGGTTATTACAGTGACGCGACTTACGTTGGTCTTAATCCAGCGCAACAACAGGCAGCAAGAGATTTAGCAACATTTGGCCGTACTAACGCTGGTCAAGGCCAGATGCTTATGGATCAGTCTGGCAGCTTCGGTCAGAACTACGCGGATATATTCAACAGAGCTTCGACTGGCGGCATGAGTGCAGCACAGGACTACGCCCTGAATAACTCTGATCCTTTAGTCCAGGCTGCCATGCGCGACAGCACCAGGCGGCTACAAGAGCAGACACTTCCAGGCATCAATAGACAAGCGTCGATGTCCGGCAACGTCAATTCTAGCCGTGCAGGTGTTGCTGATGCACTGGCACAACGTGCGTATGACGACAGACTTTCTGACGTTACAGCTAATGTTCAAGACCAGCTGATGGGTAGAAGCCTGTCGCAATTTAATAACGATCTGAGAAACCAACAGGCAGCCAATGACGCCCTGAAGACCACCTACGGTGTTGGGTTCAACATGACTCCGGCAGCACTTGGTATGATTGGACAAGGAGAGGGCATACTTCAGTCTGATCGCCAGATGCAACTAGACGCTGACCGGCAGATGTTTGAAGGTATGCGAGATTTCGAGATGAACGCTAATCAAAACTTCGGTGCTGGTATCTTAAACCGCGCACCTATGTCACCAGGGATGAGTGCTGCGGCTAATTACTATGACCCAATGATGAGTGGCATGATGGGGGCTATGCAGGGCTTTGGTGCTGGTGGCAACCTCGCCAATAGTGGCTTCAGCTTCGGTAATCTGTTTAGCTCACCTACAGTTGCTCCGGTAAGTAATGCTGGGTTTGGTGGATACGACAGCTTTGGTAATGCAAATGTGTATAATGGTATTAGGTAAGCATGTCATCTCAGCTGATACCTTATCCCGTCGCTTATGAGGGCATCCTCTCACGCCCAGGGATGTCAAGCCCACTGCTTCTAGACGCTATAAGGTTTGCTGAGACTGGTCACTTGTCGCCTGATAAA